TGAATCTTCAGGTGCGTGAGCTGTAGCATATCAGCAAAGCCAGTGCAGCTATCCACCATAGACTTAGGCATCATATTTCTCATGTTGGTTGCCACAACAGAGTATGAAAGCCTGCACTTCGATAGATCGTGAATATTCTTTGGAATGTTTTTCATCATCCCATAATTAAACAGGATGTCAGACCCGCCCATAATGTAAGACCCACCGTAAACGGTGGATACCTCCATCTTGTGTGGCTTTCTGTCAAATACGCTACCTTGCTTCTCTTCGTAGTCAAACCCCTTCATAAAGAAGTTCGTGTTTCCGAAACGGTTTTCTTTTTCCTCGAAGTAAATGCAATCAACAGATATGAACTCAAAGTCTAGGACATCAACCATATACTCGTCATAGCCATACTCTTGACGCATTGCCCTTTTGTTGTATGATTTCCTACTGTATGCATTAGGGTCGTTGCCGTCTTTGTTTTTTGCCTCCTTGGCTATTTTTTCAAAAACCTCCTCATCGAGTTCGTGACCCGCAAGTCTCTTCAACTCCATGATGGACATGGTTTTAACATGACCAGCGTACATCATGTCATTAAAGCCAGGGTCCTCGGTGTAACTATGAATAAAAGTGGAGGGGTCCACATACTCCGTTTTAATTCCCTCGTTAGGGTCGTTGCTTCTTTTTACAACAGACATCCCTAGGGCCACTAAGTCGTTTACACATCTTCGAAACACGTTATCATTGAAGGAGTTCCAAGAGAGCGTCATATTAGTTCCGATCTGAGCGGCTATTTCAGCATCGGTTTTTACGTTTGTACCCAACAGGATTTCGGCCTCTTCAAGGGTGTCGGGAAGCCTGTCTGGATCCTCCCCGATAACCATCCCCGTATTTTCTTTCAGCTGCTGAAGCTGTTTCTTTGCTTCTACCTGTATTTCTATCCTTCTTTTTTTGTTGTTCTTCTCTGAAGAAGAGAGCGGATCAACAGCCTCAAGGTTTGGGTACGGGTTGCGAGACAGGATCTTATTCGCCACAACCCTAACAAACTTTGGAAGGATGGGAACTGGAGTGTAATCAAGATTAAGGAGGGTGCCATCTCCATCATTTGGGGAAAGGGATCTTAAAAGCTTTTTGTAGATATTGGTATCCTGTGTGCCGTTTGCATAATCCCTGCTCCTCTCAAAAACAACATTTCTCTTACCGTACAACGAAGTGGCGCTGGTGATTTTTCCCCACTGAGACTCTATTGCTTTTGCGTACTGCAATCCGTAGGAATTGCTTTTTTTGGTATCTGTACCAACAAGAGGATCGGGGAAGGAGCTTTTACGCTTGTTGTTTGTGTAATTCATTTGTTGATAGCACTATAGGCGTATTCTGCAAATATAGCAAATACGGGCTAGACCTTATATCTCCTAAAAAACACCTTCTCCTGGAAACTAACCCGTTCTTTTTCTTTTTCTTTTTGTGCTGCCAGAAGGGCGAGACCAGAGCTAATTGTCAAGTCAAACTTAGTCCTTTTGTCTATCTTGAATCCTATCCAATCCTCTAGCGTTTTATTGAAATACATTTTCCCGACCTCTCCGCTTTCGTGGTCTACACCAACATGTTCGTGGATGTATTTTTCTATAGACTGAGCGTGTGACTGAATGACATCTTGAGAGTTGGATGGTATCCCCTTTGTCTTGACGTTGACATGTGAAGAGCTACTGAGCAAGTGTTTAGGGCGATCCATTAAGTAACCGTCGTAACCTCTTGACTCAAAGTATCTTACAATTCCATACTTGTTGTTCTCTACAAGTAGGGGGTAGCCGTAATAAAACGCGCACATCAAAACGTCTTCATAAAAGATGCTAGCAAGGTCTGGGCGAGAAGCGTACTCCACCACAAACATATTTGGTGGGCGATTGAGACTAAACTTATTGTACATGTGTAGCGCCCCCTTCGACCCTCTTCCATCTACTGTAGCGTCTAAGTCGTAGGAGTCAACTCCACCGCAACCGTAATCTGTAAATGGAGCGACTTTCTTGCCTCTCTCTAGCTTTATTACATTTCTTTGCTCTGGGTCTGGCATCCAGCAAACCCTAAACCTTCCGTTAGGGGTGGGAGAAAACACGACCTCCTTGTCTTTCTCCTTCCATGTGAAGTTGCCCACCACTACTGGATCTGGAAACAGCTCTTCGTTGTGCTCTATCTGCTGATATATCTTTCCTATATTAAATAGGCTCCCCTCAATGCTGTCCCTGAACGCTTCGTCTTCAGTAAACGGGAACTGCCTGGTCACCTCGTTTAGCTCCGATGGGTTGTCCTTGAATGACCTACGCTCATTCTTTAAATACGTCTTACTGCCGATGTCAATAAAGTCTCCGTCGATTCCCTCTACCTCTTGCTCTGGATCCTCTATAACTGGATTGCCGTACAGGTCAAAGAATCCTTCAAGAGCGTCATAAGCTGGGATAAATATTCTGTACAGTCCTGACCTGGTTCTGCCGTTGCTGTTTCTTTCGTTGGGGTCGGAATCATGCCATAAGCCTTTGTATTCGTTCCCTCCTTTATTCATGGGGTTTACGGTACTCCCGACAATAGCCTTTCCAACAATCTTTCTACCAACGATTAAGCAGGTTCTCTCTATTCTCCAAGCCTCTCGGATATCCGTGGGCTTCTCCCACTTCCCAGCCTCATCGAGGTACAGTATGTGCAGCTTCTCTCCGTCGTATGCGTTGTTCGTGGTGTTTTTCCAGTTAATAACCGTATTGAGGGCGTCGCCCCTGAATGACGTCTTGTTGTTTTTCGTGATTCGCTTCGAAGGCTCTCGGAAAGCTAGCTCCATGCGCGGGTTGGTGGTACCGTCCTGGATAGGCTTAAAGAAGAATGGGTAGCTGCGGAAAATCGCAACCACTTTCTTCATGAAGATGTTTTCCTGAGCGTCTTTACCAGTCTTCGACTGAATGCCAAGAAGCTTTTCTTTAACTTGGCTAGCTTCATCGACAAGTACAGCAGAGCATATATTGGTGTAACCAGAACGACGACACTTAGTATAAAGCTGACCAAAGCAACGAGGATCAATCTCGCAAGCAGCCATGTGGAGAAAGATTTCTCTTTGGAAAGCAAGGTATGATGGGTATCCGATATCAATTTTAGACCATTGTAAAAACATATAGTGCCTCCCTGTAATATACGTAGGGATCCCATTGTTGTAAAACCACACACCGTCCCGCCTGCGTTTAAACTCTTCCTCGATATATAGACGAAACTTTGATCGAAACTCGGCAGGTTTCTCGAACCACTCATCCATACTTCGAATCCTCTGCAATTCTTCGGGCATAGGTAGGCGTCTCCACAACTGCAACGCCTTTGGTTGGTCATGGAAGAGTATCTCAGATCGCTTCGGTTTTTTTGGAAGTACAATAAATAACCCACTCGATTCGACGTGAGCTCCCTCCGTGCCGTTAGGGTCGATCTTAATCCCTTTAGTTTCATAACCTTCTATGTCTAGTAGTACAGACATTTAATTTAATTAGTACACCCGACAGGACTCGAACCTGTGACCGTCTGCTTAGAAGGCAGATGCTCTATCCAGCTGAGCTACGGGTGCATATATTTATCTTTAAGTAGCCAGCTGTATTGTCTTGATTATCAAAGTTATAGTCGTCCCAGTATATCAATCCGCTGGGGCTATTTTGAGAATCTTTCTGCGAAGCCGCCTGAGTAGTCTTTTTCTTTTTCAATTGATCCATTGTCTTTTAGCTCTTTAACCATTTGTTCTAGCCGCTGGCGCTCTACCAGCAGCTCCTTGCAGTCAATAGCTGTTTGTTTTATGGATTGCAATTCTGCTTTCCTGGCTGACCCACCAGCCTCTGGGTCAACAGGTTTCTTGACTTCCTCAATCATATTATTGATAGCAACCTCCATGCTTTCCATCAACCTCTTGGAAGCGCTAATAGTAGTGAACTTAGACATCTTCCTGTATGTCGTAAACGTAGATAGGGGTTTTTTCTCCCAAGTATGATCCAGCGATGTTATACTCGAAGTGTTCGATGGCATCAGCTATATCCATCTCGTCTTCCTCGATGAGGATATCAATAATCTTCTGAACGCTGTAAACCGCTTTGGGCTCAACCCCATAAACAACCCCTATAACGGCTTCATCAAAACCATCAGCGACTAAACACTCCTCGTCCTCAAGGAGGGCCCAAGTTTCTTCTTTACTAAACATATTAGACCTCTTTATAAAGTAAGTCTTCTATACGGGTTCTGTAGTACTCCTTGCCGTCTATCTTGATGCGATAGTCACGATTTTCTTTGAAGCCCACTACGTCTCCCACCTTCAGCCCTACTTCTTTAATCCCAGAAGACGTAAATGCGACCCTACCCTTTGTTGGGAGCGTCTCATTGAGTTCAACAACTTCGATAAGCCCCGATTCTTGAACTTCCTCTTCTTCGACGGGTTCAAGAAGGCTCCAGCCCGCAAGAGGCTCGATATTACCAGTATGCTGATCTTTAAAAGCAATAGCTTGATTATTGATAGCATGATTGTGACTGTACTTGACAATGTAGTGATTATCGACTCCAGTAAGTGGCTGGCCTTCTTTGAGCACCACGAGATGATGGAAGTAAAGCGTGTCGCCAGGCTTGACGCCAGTTTCGTACTTGAACGGTACAGCCACGACAGGACCTTCTGTAACTCTGTTTTCAAACTCATTGAATCTTGTGTCTATGTATAGCTCTAATCCGCTATCGGTTGTGATTGTGTCGTTTATCGCTTTGTCTAGCTCTACGATAAACAAGTCAAACGTTTTCATTAATTAAAAGTTTAAGTCGTATTCCAATACGCAGGACATTTCATCTATGCTTTTCCACAGCATGGTCCCGTCTTCGTTTTCAATGTAGATAAGATATCTTTGTTTTCCAAATTTATGGAGATGTCTGTCATCCTCTACTATAGCGGATACCTCTCCGCTCCCTGCTCGCATACCGACATAATAGGCCATGCCGTTCTTAGGGTCTTTGCCG